TTGCTTTTTTTAGTATCCAAATGTTTCTTTGAATTCTTTTTTTGTCAAGTATGCAAACTGTTCTCTCTTTTCATTGTATTCCTTGAGTTCTTTTACTCTGATTTCTTCGTTTTCTTCTTCTTTCTTTTGGTTTCTCTGGTCGCGTTCTTCGTAAAGTTCATTGTATACGTCTTTGGATAAGATTGCCCCTATTTCGTCCTTTGAATTTAATTTACCTGTAATCATGTATTTCTGTGCTCTCATGTTGTAACCAATTCGTGATGATTTGATTTCTTTTCCGTTTATCTTAAAAGACACTACATTTAAGTTATTGTCTTTACCTGATAATACATTTTTATTGTAGTCTTCAAAGTAAAAGTAATCTGGGACAATGTTTATTATGGCTTCTATTTTTGAGCCTTTTTCTGTTGTCCATGAAAACTCTTTTGTTTCAACCAGTGATTCTTCAAAAAACTTTACTGACATTTTACTTCACCTTTGTATACTAATAATAAGACTTAAAAGTATATATAAGTATCTAAAAAAGTATTGTTTTACTAACTTTACTTAAAAGTTGTTTTGGTAAAGGTTTGTTAAAGCTTATTATCTAATTGACCCAAAACCCATCGGAAGGTTTTTGAGATTAAGTAATCCTGTCTTTCTTCCAGTTAATTCTGATAAAGCATAACTCATAGAGTCTACTTGGTCGTCATGAGCGCCATCAGGAAACTCAGCACACTCTAAAATAAAATCATATAATAAAGGATGGTTTTCTGGCAAGAATACTTTGCCTGCCTGTATTATACCCGTATGTACATTTGCTCTTGATATTTTATCACTGTCTGGTTTAACAGGAAGTAAGGGCACTCTTGTTTCTCTTTTTAACGATTGGATTAAACTTTGTCCTGAGGCAGCATCTTCTACTATTACTTTTTTAGGTTTATGTTTTTCATAAAAAGATTTTACTGATTGCAATAGTTCAGGATATTCTTGTTTTGCATGAAAGATATCAATTAAATAATATCCGTTTTTATTTACCCCCCATGTTTGTCCAGCACAAAAATCTGAAGAATTCCCGCACTTAAAAGCAGTATCCCAAGACTGAATAATGTAATCCATATTAGGTAATTCTTTATAATATTGCCACCATTCTCTTTTGAATATATTTCCTTCTGATACTGTAGGATTTCCTTGATACAAACTCTCAAATGCTTTTAAACCACCTGCAAGTTTTTGATTAAGTAACCAATTTATATCATATTTTTCAGGATATAGTGCTTCACCTGGTTTTCTATTAGTTGGATCGTTTTTGTTATTTTCTATAGCTATAGCAGGCATATGTAAGATCTTCCAGTCTTCAGTATCCTGCCCATTATTTAGATTATCTAATATTTTTGCGAGTAGATCTTTCTGACTCCATCTTGTAGCTGTTACTATCACAGATGCCTTTGGACTTAATCTTGTCCTGAATACCTGAGAGTACCAATCCCAATTCCTTTCACTTATCGTGTTTGAATTTGCTTCTACAGGATTACTTACAGGGTCATCTATAATACCCACATCAACCGATCTCCCCGTAAGAGAGCCACCTATACCTACAGCATAATATTCTCCCCCTTGAGAAGTTCCCCAGAGCTGGGCCGCTTGATGTTTCACAACTATATTGTCTTGTCCTGCTTTTTCAGGTCTGTGATGTACTTCAGGAAATAAATTATAATATTCGCTAGATACAAAGAAATCTCTTGCAATTCTGCTGTGATATAACGCTAAGCTAAGTCCGTAACTAGTTTGAGCTATTCTTGTTTTAGGTTCATGCCCTAACAACCAACAAGGAAAGTGTATAGAAGATAAACAACTTTTCCCGTGTTGTGGAGGAGTTGTCACCATTAATCTTTTTATTTCTCCATTTTTTATTTGTTCTAAGGCATCAGATAAAGATATATGCATTCTACTGGGTGTGTATCCTTTTTGGACGTATTGACAATAATCTATTAAATTCTCCCTTGCCTTACGTCTTTTGAGCAGCTCCTTTGCAGCCTCTTGTCGGATTACCAAAACGTCCACCCGCGATCTTTACTTTTCACTAATATTTCCTGGAATCGTTTGAAGTATTGTTTTTCTTTTGATCTAAACTTTTTACTTTCTTCTTTTCTCCACCACTTTGGAGGATGTCTAAAGAATCTATTCCAGTTTGATCTGCGTGTTCGGCTCATTTGTTATAATGTCTTTTAGATCTTCGTCTGATAATTCTTTGAGGTTTTCTATTTTGATTGTATGAGTTCCTGTTATTTCCTGTTCTATTCTTTCGGTATATCCTCTTGATTTGCCTATTGTTTTTAATGAGAAGCAGACTGCCCATCCATCTCCATTTAATACCGCACGTTGTAGGGCTGATTCTGCATTGTCTATTGCCTGTTCTCTATATTCTTCGTATGCTTCTTTGACATCAGAACTTTGATTTATTCTGGTGTGAATTGTTGTTCTGCTTATACCTAACTTTCGTGCAGCAGTACTTATATTTCCCATAGTTTGTGAAAGTGCGTTTATTATTGTTGAATCTGGTGTTTTTGCTGTCATCTCTTTTCCTCTTTTTTATATTTTTTTAGTTTCATCCCGTAATTATTTGTTCCTTCAGGTATTATTATACCCTCTTTTCTTATTAGTCTGTTATTTTTGAATGAACTATAATCTACATAATGATGAATCCTATTAAATTTCCAAGTTAATCTGGATACGTCTGGATGTAAATCTACTTGCATTTTGCTTTTTGGATATGTGCCTTCTTTATCATAAAATTCTTTTGAGTTCCCCCCACGCATTCGTTGTGTCGCGGGCTTATCACCTAAAAACGCATTGAATTGAACTGTAACCCATCCATCTTTTAAAACCCTTAAGGATAAATCAGTGTCTTCATTGTATCTGCCCCTCCAACGATAAGGTATATCATTATTTATGAGCAGCATAGAATATATTCTAGTATTTAGGACAAAAGGAGGATTCTTTTGACGCTGAGGTACAAACATATTATAATTAGGACCAGCTATTGCAATATTTGTATATCTATCTACAAAATCTGCCATTGCTTTAAAAATAACACCATCCTTCACATATACTTTAAGATTATTGTGCAACCTATAAAAACATCTGATATTATCATCAAATACCCAATGCCTTTCATATCCTTGTTTTACAGAATGATCCCAACAAAAGTTTCTGGCAACTCCTGGGCCCTGACTTTTTGTTTGGCCTAAATCATCACAGTTGTTATATTCATCATGATACTTTTTTGGAACGACTAATACATTTTCTGGTTTATCTACTACTTGTTTGTAGATATCCTCTTCGTCCTCTTCAACAACAGTATAAAAATCAATACCTAATTTAGTTAAAGCTTTGTCTGTTAGTCTGGAATCTGTTCTTGATCTTGATACAATATAAAATGGATATTTCTGTTTGTTTTCATTCACTTTCATACCCCAATTCTTTTAGATTGGCATTGTACTTTTTTGGATACCATGTGGATTTAGTTTTCAAAGTTAGATTTTGATCTATTGTTTTACTGAAATCATTGAAATCAGTTTCGTTGTCAAAATGTATTATTATGTGATGGAATCCTGTTTGATCTTCCATGTTGAATTCAGGCATACCTTTCCACTCGGATTCAACAGGATTATATTTGTTTATACCTAATGCAATTTTTGAATCATTTATTATATCAGAGAATTGTTCTTTTTCTTTAATTGTTTCTTCGTTGTTTTCTTGAGGTTCAGGATATTCTATATTTTCTTGTAGTGATGAAATTAAATCATCTAATAATTGTCGATCTGTTTCAGCCATAGAAGAAATAGGATCAAATGTAATTAATGCCTTTTTTTCCTCTTCCTCGGTTAGATCTACATATTTAATAGGGACTAAAGATTCATTATTTTTTAAAGCCATTTCTACACGTAAATGACCATCAATTAAATTACCAGTTGTTTTGTTTACTATTATGTCTTGTATCCATCCTATTTCAGACAATATTTTATCCATTGAATCTTTCTGGTGTTTGGGATGTCTGCGCCAATTGTTTTTATTCAACACTACTTTTTTTGGATCAATATATCCTGTATCGACTATTCGGTTATTGTACATTTTAACTTTCCTTTTTTATATTTGTTAAGGTGTGA